GTTGGTTCTTTTGTTTCTCTTGCGTTTGTAAAATTTCTAGTTCTTGATCTGTAATTTTCATAGCTTTTTTTCTTCAAAGATAATTAATCTTCCGAATCTACCCAATCACCTACAATAACTAGGTTTAAATCCTCTGCTATAATAGTATAAACGTAATTATCATCAGCACCCCAAGCAGCGTATTGCTCACCACTTATTCCAAGATTACCGTTTGCTACTTGATAATTTTCTTCAGTTAGCAGTTGCCAATAAAAAGAGGCTGCTTGTCCTAAGGTTACACTTGTACCTTGTGCTTGTAATTTTACAGCAGTTTTGGTTGTTCCATTCTGCCAAACATCTATTGGTTCTATTTGTTTCATATTTTACTCTTGTTTTAATAACGTAGGTAATGCTTACTCCCCTAGTGGAGTTTGACTATCTAAGAATGTTTGATAAGCAGCTTTTAAATCATCAGTCCAAACCGCATTGCATACCGCTTGTACCTCTGCATCTTCTCCGCTTATATCCGCATCGCAATTTAAGACGTGCCTATGAAATGAACGTGACAACTCTACGCCATCATCTGTGACAACCGTTGCCGTTCTTACTTGAATCGCTTTATAGTCTCCGACTATCTCGATTTGATCTATTTTTATTACTTTTTCTAATGACATTTTATATTTATTTTATTATATATTATAAGTTACATTTACATTGCAATAACCCGCGGAAAAATCATTTCCAAGTGCTACTCTTGCAGTTCCCGTTGAACTTGGTACAATTTGAAAAAACAATGTATTTGCACTTGTGTGTGTTCTTACTGATAAATTTCTGTTATCGGTATTAATAAATTGAAAGTATGTCGCATTTGCTGAATATCCGCTCGCTAAATTAGTAAAAGGCAAACCTCCTAAAACTAGTTCCGCCGTGGTTCCCGTTCCCGCTAGTGATATATCTGCGATACAGGTAACTAATCTACCAATTCTCGTATATCTACCCGTAGAACTTCCTATTGTATATCCACCCGTTACTACTGTAGGCGTCCAAGTCCCCTCCTCGTATGCGTCTAAGGTGCTTGCCCAATTTGATCCGATAGATATTTTAGCAACCCCTCCCGATTGAATTACTGTTGTTGTTGAAGCACCATCCCCGCCTATCCACGCTTGGTTTGCTCTTAATGGATGAGAGGCTGAATAAGATGTAAGATCAGTTACATTGTTGCCCGTTGATTTGGCTCGTAATCTTGATGAACCCGTTGCATCTGTTACCTCACTCGTTACCCCTATATGCGTCCCACTTGCTGACGTAAATGCGGCGGTTGTTCCATTTAATGCACCACTAAAAGTAGCATTACCCGTCGATGAGATGGTGAGTTTTGTGCTTCCCGCTATATTAAACTTCATCGAACCCGAATAATGGTTTTCGATTACTGACACATCGCTAACATCTTGAAATAGTTTTAACCCATTTGAATCTCCGTTAGCATTTTTTATAATTAAATTGCCCGAAGATTGTATTACATCACCCCCAGTTGAGATGTTTAGTTTTAACGTAGGCGTTGCATTAACTGCGGTATAAAAACTAACACCATTACTATCATAAAGGCTATAAGCATAATTGTTATATCCAATTTGAGAACCTATAGTATTATCTAATCTAACAAAACTATTTGTACTTTGTCCATAATAATATCCACCCGACGCCGTTACATTACCACTGAAAGTAGCAGCACCATTAAAAGTAGCAGCACCCGTAAAATCAAAACTTTGCCTAATAGTTCCACTACCATCTGAAATGATAATGTTGCTAGATGATGTTGCTATTGTACTACCCGTATTCGAACCAATGATTACGTTATAAGAACCCGTTGTTATTGCAGAACCCGAATTGTAACCAATAGCAGTATTATTAGATGCAGAATAAGTTGATACCCCTTTTAATGAGTTTAACCCTATTGCAGTATTTTGAATACCCGTTGAATTATAAATTAAACTATTGTATCCTAAAGAAGTGTTTCCATAAGCAGTTGTTATATTGTATTGAGATAAGCCACCTATTGCAGTATTTTTATAACCCGTTGTGTCAAATTGTAATACTCTACTACCAATGGCAATATTATCACTTGCAGTAGTTCTTTTTAAAGTCTCAAGTCCAATGGCAACATTATTATTTCCACTTACATTAGTTGTCAAAGAATCTGATCCAATAGCCACATTACCAACACCCGTTGTATTTAAGGTAAGAACACTACTACCAAACCCCGTATTTTGCTGCCCCGTTGTCATTGATGATCCACCACCAATAATATAATTAGTTGTAATAGAATTTGTATTTGGCTGATATAAAGTAATTGAATGATCTGTGCCTATCGTTACAGTTTCATCACTTCTTAATTCATCTGTTGAATCGTTCCATACTGCTATTTGATTTTGAGTAATTGCTCCCGTTTTTGTTACATCACCGCCTGCTGCAACGGCTGCTTCTACATAGGCAGTTGTGGCAACTTTTGTAGAGTTATCACTAGCCGTTTGTGTAGTCGCTATTGATCCATTGGGAAGTGTAACACCTGCAGTTGGAAAGGATAAAGTAATTGCTTGGCTTGATGCGCTTGTTTCTATTTGATTTGCCGTACCTGTAAAGGCTAATACTTGACTGTCTAAAGTAACTGAGCCTGTGCCTGTGCCACCCGAAAAATTTAAAGTGTTTGAAAGGCTATCATTTTCCCAAGTCAAAACACCTGCTCCATCAGTTTTTAAAACTTGCCCATCTAAACCATCTGCGCTAGGAAAAGTGTAAGCGTTGTAAAAGTTAATAGCACCGTCTACTGCACCAACTGTAGTTGAAATATACAATGGCGATCCGTTACCTCTTCCATCCGTTATCTGAGTGAGTGATGCGCTTAGTACTCCACTACTTGAGGTTTTAAGTAAACCCGAATATGTTGCGGATATTTGTTGATTAAATAAATCAGCCATTTTTTTCTAGTTTTAATAAAAACTTTTTTAATTTTTTAATGTTTTCTTCTTTTGGTTTGTAACTCAAAGCACCCATCCGTTAAAAGTTGCGTCAGAACTTGGATAAATATCATTGTTTACGTTTGATGTGTATTCGGGAAATAAGTTTTCGTTAAAACACATATAGTCTATAAACCTTCTAGCGTACCACTCAGCGTGTGTCCTAGCTTTTTCTACTAGATAGTCCACTTCTGTTTTGTTAACAGTCTCAGCGTTCTCTGAAGTGTGTTTAAATACCCCTCCGTTTTTAACTTGGTAAGCAGCGAATGGAAGATAATCTACTTGGGCAAACCAAATCAACATAGGCTGAATGTATTCGTTTAGAAGTGTCTTATAATCAGCATAAGGAACAGTGTCTATGTCTCCATTTCCAACTATTAAAGTAAACTTATCGTAAAGTTTTGTACCTAAATAATTCTGAATATTTATTTGCTGACTAATTTTTATAAACTGTATAAATTTGTCTGTGTCAACATTGCCATCCAATATAGAATTGCGAATTAAATTTTGCCGATTTATGAATAATACTGTTGCCATTTCTTATTTCTTTTTAGTTGGATATGCACCTTGATTTGGCATATTTACTGGAGCAATTTGTGCCTCTTTCCATCCCCTTGGAGAAGGTTTGTAACTCTTAGGTATTGTTCTTGCTCTTTTGTATTTGTCAAAATCATCAGTTTTCTCTGTGTTCTTTTTAAGCCTATATAGCTGCTCTTTCCAAGCGTGTCTACAATAGATACCACCTTTGAATTTAAAGAGGTTATAAGGCTTTCCTTTGTGTCCTAGTCGCTTGTTTACACCTTTGTCTGATGCTTTGTCAATGTCTTCAATTCTATAAATGATTCCTTGCCCTGCTAACTTCATCATATTTGAGCAAAACAATCTAGATTCATTTCCGCTTTTCATTGCCTTCTTAGATTTCTTAAAATACTTGTATCGTATTTTGTAAAGGTTTTTATCTAAGACAGAAAACACTTTTGGCTTACCTGTAATTTGATCTGCAAACTTTTGAAGTTTTGATTTACTTGGTTGAATTAATTGAGTTGCCCACTCTTCAAGATTCTCACCTTCATATTCCCTTTCATCTACTAGTTCCCATTCATCTGTGATAACCTCACCTTCCAATTCAGCAAGTATCTCATCACCCATTTCATCAGTTAGTTCGGGAATTTCTTCACTTGCTTTATCGTGTGTCTCACAAGCCATAAACCATTCTTTGTCACCTTCCATGTGGGTGTGATATCCTTCACATCCTAATTTTTCTGCTTCTGCAATGGCTTCTTCTTTAGTCTCAAATACAGTTTGCCCATCAATCTCTTTTAAACTAATCTTTGACATCTGTACACCTGTCTCTTCTTCAATGTCTTCTTGGCTTTGTATTGTTGTGTCAACCTCTGTAAATTCTAATGGTTGCAAAGTCACAAAATAAAGATTTAAAGCAATGTCATTATAGGCTAGTATTTGATCAAATGAATCAATTAAAAGTTCTTGAAACGGACGTATTACTGTGTTGTCCATCAATAAACTTGCAGTCTTTATTTCTTCAGCGTTATTGCCTAAACCGCTATTATCTTTTATTCCTAATAACATAGGTGAAACAACCCTATGCGCTACCATTATTTTTTGTGTAGCCTCTGTGGAAAGGAATTGATACTGATTGTGTGCATCGCTTAACTGAACAGGAGTAATGTCTGCTTTTGATTCTGCATTATCATTGAATGCAAGGATGAATTTACCTGCGTTTGATGTCCCACTAAACTTAGATGCAATTTTGTTTTCTAATAATTGCCTTTCTTCTTGGTTGGGTGTTCCGTTATTAAAGTTAATTAACATAGATGGTGCTAAACCATTCATTATATTATTGATGTGATAGTTAGAAATCTCTTCTTCTAACTCACAATATTGCAAACCACCTTGATAATCTACTGGCGAATAATAATAGAAACCTGCTTTGTATGGTTTAATATATAAAATCTCAATATCCTCTTTTGACATCCCAAATGCCGGGATTCTTAAAGGTGTATCACTTGGTTTTATGTTTGTCCAATCCTTAAAATAATAATAAGCAGGAACTTCTCCTTCTTCATTTGCCTTTTCTGCCCTTAAAGTTTCAATTGGAAAGTGTTCTACTTTGACAATCTTCTTTCTGTCTTTAGAATAGATTATTTGAGCAGCACATTGTCCCATTAATTTTAAATCATAGGACAATTTTCTAACACAATCCTTCCCAAACATTGAAATCATTTGGGCATATTGATCGGGTTTTTTATTGGCATCTGTTGCGTTTAATCCTTTGCCATAAATTGCTTGGCTTATGCCATTAATAGCAGCGTTGTTTGTGGCTGATCCATTATATCTATCAATTAAGAATTGAAAGTAATTATTATCAGCACCATATTCTACCCAATCTTTGTTTTTTACCTCTTTTACTTCGGGTGAAGTGTAGGTGCTTAAATTAACAAACCCAATACTTGGTTGTTTTGTTACACCTTTTGGTAAGCTCTTTTGTCTTTTCATACTACGATATATTCATTGTTGTAAGAATCATCAGTTGTGTACACACCATCATTTAAGTTGTAATAATCATTATCCACTTGATTGATTGTTTGATCAGTACAAAAGATTCTATCCTTAAAAATTATGTTTGTTCCTGTGTAAAGTGTCATGTCATAGAAATGATTCTCTACTAAAATGGGTGAAAATGTGTTTTGATAAGTAACATAGTTACCCGATACAGTTGCCCCAGTGATATTATATGTCACAGTTACATTTGTACTATCATCTCTTATGCTCATTGTAAATGCCGTTAAAGAATAATCTCTTGGTATTACTTTAAATGTTTGTGCAGTTGCTGATGTCGTTAATACAATCATACCTATATAACGCAAAAAAAATGATGTTTTGTTTTAAGAACCACACCCCACACAATCAATTTCAGAATTAATAGGCTTACAACCATTTGCCTTCATTTTTAAATTATGTATTTTGTCTTTTATTTCCATATCTGAGAACATATTACCGGTTAATTGTGATTCTAAAGTTTTGATTTGATTGTGTATCTCTTGCATTGATGTATAATTTGAAGGTTAAAAAATGTAAAAATAAGACAAAAAAAAAGCACCCCCTAAAAAGAGATGCTTTCACTAGAAGAAAATAAATAATTAAGGTGTTACTGCAGCCGTAGGATCAATTTTTGTTCCTTGTGTTGCTCCAGTTACTAAAGCAGGTGTGATAAATGTAGCAGGATCAACTTCTTGTCCTACCAATGTCATTGTGAAACCACTTAGATCACCGGGTTGTGTTCCTGTGCCTATTGTGCCTCCTGTCATTTCCATTCCATTTTCTAATCCTGCAATGAACATATTTCCATAATAATCTTCAACCGCTACACTAGGACGTCCCCAAGCAATCAATTTGATTTGCTCTTGTGTTGGTGCATCTAGGTAAGTTAAAGTTAAACTAAGTGTTTGCTCATAGAATGTTGTTCCTGTTTCCCTAGAACTGTTTATGGCAGTTTCTAGTGATGATGTGTTTTTTACATCATATTCATATACTGTTGGAGTACCTGCTATTGCAGTAATTACACCGTCTGTATACGTTAATGCACCAAGTGCGTCTAAGTCAAAAAAGTAAGCAGCCTTTATGCCTCCATATCCTGCCTTACATGGGAGTACTCTTCCCGAAGTTACGTTACAAGCCATATTTTTTATATTTTAAAAAAAAAGGGTAGATAGACATACCCACCTACCCCTTTCTTATGGTTTAAAATTTATTAAGAGTAAAGAACGATGTCAGAACCAATTCCGTACTGAACGGCTGCTGCAAATCGCATCACCAATCTAATATTTTGGCTTCCTGTTAAATCCCTCATATCCAGCAACTTAACTTCATTTTGATCCGAAAGTAAAGAAGTACCAAAGTACAAGTTTGATTTCTCAGCAGCTACCGCAGTGTTGTTTGCTAATCCATTAGCAACAAACAAAGGAATACCACCGAAAGATAAAGGTGCGCCATTCTGATACCACAATGCTCCTCTGTTGTCAATACCACTTCCTAATGCACCCATTGCACCAACATAAGCCTTTGCAATGTTTTGTGATACATAGATATGTAAATCTTCCTTACCGAACAAAGTAGCAGGAATAGCATCAACTATTTTCTGTAATTCTGTAACTACGTTTCCAACAACAACTGCACCTGCAACTACATCAATTACATCAGCATCAGCCGTCATAAGAGTTGTAAAGCCATCAAATTCACCTGCGTTTGCGTTTACTCCACTCCAAATGTTAGATTCTGTTTTAGCAGCTACCTCAGCAGCAAATTGTCCAATAATGAAATCAGAAAACTTGGGAGGTAATTGATCAAAAGCAGAGTATCCCATTTGTGCAGCCTCCCAATCAGATTGGAACGGTGTGAGACACATTTCTTGATTTACTTGAAAATATTCGGGTTGAATAATTCTTTCAGTTAATGTAACTGATCCTGCGCTTGTGAAATCACAAGTTGCATCTACTACCAAACCACTAGTTGCTACCTTCTTGATAACTTCTTTGTATTTGATATTTGGTTTTACTTCGATACCACCGTTTGCGATGGTGTTTCCACTCAAAAGGGCAGCAGAGATATATTCTCCTGCAAATTCTCCTGCGTAGGTACTGGTTATGTTTACAGCCATTTTATTTTAAATTTGATATTTTTTGAAAAATTCTATCTTTAGTACTCATTACCCTATTCGGAGAAATGTGCATTTTTATTTGTTTTCTTGATTCGCCTTCGGGATTGTGCTTGATAGGCTTGGTTGCCGGTTCAGCAGAAAGTTTTTCTTTAACTTCCTCTTCTACCTTACTAGCTTCCATTTTATCGGCTTTCAAATCCGCAATGGCATCCTCAAGATTTTTAATTCTTACTTCCATTCCTTGCCAATCAGCAACATCCGCTTCTTCAGCTAAATCTTCTTCAACTAAATCTTCTGTTTCTTCTTGTGGAACTTCATCACTCACTTCTCTAACATCAGCAATTTTGCCTTCTTCTTCAACAACTAAAAGTCTTGAATCTTCAAGCATATATTCACCAACGGGAAGTGCTACTTTTTCATCTTCAGTCATGATAAAAATATCATTACCTTCTTCAAATGATTCTGCTTCTACAACAGTTCCATTTTCTAATTTTAGGCTTTCTAGTTTAATCTCTTTCTTTTCAAGATCAATTCCTAAAACCGTTTTGATTTGGTTTAAAACTTCATTTGATTTCAT